ATGGACTGGAATGATGACCCGTTCAAACCATCATTTAAATTCACTCCGCCTACGGGTTCCCATTCATGTGGGTGCGGATCAAGTTTTCAATTAGACTAATGGAGATTTTAAATGGAACCGTTAAAAAAGTTGTGGGACGAAGTAAGATCAAAGCCGTGGATATGGGGCGTAATAGTTCTCATTATAATCATCGGTGGATTCTTCGGGGACTAATCATTACATGTTTATTGAGCATGACGGGATGCGGGACTCTGAAGAGCAGCCTGATAACTGGAGCGGCAACGAGCGGAGTTGTAGCTGCGACCTCTGTCTTTCCGGGTGGTGTGATTGCACCAGCGGTAGCAGGGGGAGTGACGGCTGCGACTGCCTCTGCTTTGAGTGCGGAAAAGCCCGGTAAAGCGGCCAATATAACCGCAGACAAAGTAGTCAATAAAGCGCCTGATAATTTTTGGACATTGTTAGGCAAATTGATCTCAATGGGCGGTTGGGCATTAATATTGATAGTGTTAGTTCCAATGATCTTCTCTTGGTTGATGCCGGGACCTATTCAATTCAAAGGCAAAAAGAAAAATGGCTCGTAGTTATAAGTTAGAGAATAAAAGGTTTGGTTCAAAGCCTCAGCAAAAGAAAAACAGGGCCGCTAGAAATACCGCAAGGCGAAGGGCTATAAAGTCTGGATTGGTTAAGAAGGGGAGCAAAATGGATATCCATCATAAAGATGGGAATCCAAGGAACAATGCGAAAAGTAATCTATCAGTTGTGAGTAGAGGTAGCAATAGAAATAAAAGTCCGGGTAGGCCAATGGGCAAGAAGGACACAGCACAAAGGAGGCCTCGTGGCAGCAAAGTCTAAGTTTCCCACTTTATGGGATTTAAAAATGCAGAGAAGACTGGAAAGTCTTTTTGATCGCGGGGGCACCTTGGTAGAAGCCGCTAGAGAAATGGGTATTAGTAGATCCACGTTTACTGCGTGGGCTAACAGCACCGACAAACAAAAAGAAAGTTTTCGGGACACTGTTAAGATAGGAAAGGAAGCGGCAGAAGCGTGGTGGATTCGTCAGGGTCGTGAGAATCTTGAAACGAGAGGTTTCAATCACGGCCTCTGGCTGATCAATATGGTCAATCGTTTTGGATGGACTTCTTCTCATAGCAAGAAGGAAGAGAAGAAAGAAGTGGAACATACGGTTGAAGTTAAAAAGAAAGTAGATGTGGATGCCATTCTTGATAAGGCAATTAAGAAGGGCGTCGAAGAAATAGAGAAGACAATTCACTAGGGGGCGCTATGGTTTCGACAGGAAGAAAAGTTAATTCTCTTTCTGGACGCGGGTCCGATTCCCGCCGCCTCCACCAAGGGATATAATTATGGCAGAAGGAAGAACTAAAACTGGCGTGGGTTGGGAAACTACACAACATGGATTTAAGGCCATTAATTATGCTCAAACCGCCGCTGATGTATTAAATCAGGCCGCAGAAGGCACTCTTGTTGCCACAGGTCTTGGCGGAGGCCCTGATACCCATCCTGTTAATCTTCAACCTTGGTCTGTGAGACAGGCATATTGGGGAGATAACCAAGGCTTGAGAGAGTCGGCAATGTCTCAGGAAGAGGGATTATTTAGGAGACCGCCTGATTCATATCCAGAAGGCGGAACCGGTGCCGCCGGAGGCATTCATTTACAAAGCGACAATATATATCCAGAGGTTGAAGGAACAGATCTTCTTAGGGTTCAAGGTGGGGAAAGTATAGGAGAGGCTAGAGAAAGAACTGGACTTACTGAAGGACTCATGACAAAGGGGGAGGAAGTAGCAGATTTCCTAAAAGGTGCTTCTATGGGTCCACCGCGAGGAGGTGGTGCTGATGTAATGACGGAGCAGGTCACTGAGGAAGTGTCAGCTCCAACCGGGGCGCCTACAGCAGGTGGTGTCGAACCCCCGCCCGGATTTGAAGACCTAAAGCAGGAAGCCAGAGCCGGGGCGCAAGTGGCTCCAGCAGAAACATGGGGTCCGGGACCTACTGAGGCCGTAATGGACAGGCAAACAGTTCCTGCGGCTGAGACATGGGGGCCGGGACCCACTGGTCCTCCTCCCGGATTTACTGGTGTGGGAGAAAGGCATCCTCCCATAGCCCAAGCAGAAGGTGCGTTTGAGGCTGGAGAGGCGGCAGGATTCCTAGATCAGTTGGCATTAGAGGTTAAGGAATTAGTAGAAAGGATGAAGGGATATTCATTATCTCCGGAAGAGTTTGCAGAACTTACTACTATGTCTCCAGAGCAATTGACTGAGGTTTATAATAATCTAGCCAGACAGCAGGGAAGACCGATTCATCCAAGCCCTCATGCGTGGAACCTTATGGGTAGGGAGCCTTTCCAGTCGCCAGAGTCTGCGGCTATATTCCAAGGAAGGGTCCCAATGAGCGAAGAAGTTATCAGACCCGGTGAATCAGAATATTCGCAATGGAACATTCCTCCTAGGATGACTGGCCCCGGTTTTATGGCTCAGGATTATGCTCAGGCTCAACCCGGAACGACTGACTGGATGCGTCAAATTTATCCTTGGGCTAGGAATCTTCCTGAGAATATTTTGCAGAGGGCAATTCAGGATGGGGAATATTTAAGAATGTTAATGCAAAAAGCGGAGGCAGGTGAACTGCTTCCATTAATGTAATATGCCAATTAAGAGATGTGCTCTTCCCAAAGGGAAGAAAGGGTGGAAATGGGGTAACAAGGGGAAATGTTATCCAACTCGTAAACAGGCTGAAAAACAAGCGAGGGCGGCTTATGCTTCTGGATATAGGGAAAAATAGGGTGTCAGTGTGCTGCCTGTTATAGCGAACGGCGTTTACTATAAGAACAATAACTCAGATGCCGCAAAAAAGTTTGCTGAATGGGCGCACACTGCCCCGTTTGAGAGGGTTGTTGAAGCGTATGCTGACTGTCATCGTGATCCTAATATTGATGATTCTTTCATTAGGACTCTTGGGCAGTTGGATCGTTACTATCTTGGTGTGTTTCTTTGCAACCGCCATGATATGTTACATCCGTGGATCTACGACAGGTGCAGGGAAGTAGAGTCAGATAGGGATTCTAGGTTAGATTTATGGGCTCGGTTTCATTATAAGAGTTCAATCATTACTTTTTTGGGTAGCATACAGGAGATTCTTTTAAATCCTGATATCACGATAGGGTTGTTATCGTTTTCTGCTAGACAAGCAAAGCCTTTTTTGAGGCAGATCATGCAGGAATTTGATGGAAATGAGAAACTTAAACAACTTTATCCTGATATTTTGTGGGAGAAACCGCGCCTTCAGGCTCCTAAGTGGGCAGAAAATGAAGGGATCTGTGTAAAAAGACAGGCAAATCCCAAAGAACAGACGATTGAGGCTCATGGTTTGGTGGATGGACAACCTACTGGACGGCACTTTGATCTTATTATTTACGATGATGTGGTGGTTCAGGAGGCGGTAAATACTCCCGAACAGATAAATAAAACTACCACTCAGTGGGAATTATCGCTTAATCTGGGGTCTACTTACCGACCTAGATTTCAGTATGCAGGTACTCGGTACTCTTATGGAGACACTTATGGTACAATACTCCAGAGGGCGGCTGTAAAACCAAGGATTCATCCGGCCACTGTAAATGGTAAGATGGATGGTGATCCCGTCTTTTTAGAGATAGATAGATGGGAAGAAATTAAGAAGACCACATCTACCTACACAGTTGCGTGTCAGCAGTTACTGAATCCTATAGCGGGTTCTGATATTGCATTTAAAGAAGATTGGTGGAATGAATGGGAGATTCGTCCATATACATTGAATGTATATATTATGTGTGATCCAGCGCATTCGCGAAAGAGAGAATCTAATAGAACGGCTATTGCTGTTGTTGGTGTAGATTCTAACTATAACAAGTTTTTGTTGGATGGCTTATGTCATAGGCTTTCTCTTTCTGAGAGATGGGAGGGTATAAAGAGCCTTAGAATAAAGTGGAAAAGGGCGCCCGGAATTAGAGAAGTCAAGGTTGGGTATGAGAGGTACGGAGCACAATCTGATATAGAACATTTTAAGGAAATGATGAGAATAGATGGAAGTTCATTTCCTATTTACGAATTAAATTGGACAGGTGGGGGCGGTTCTCAGTCAAAGAAGGATAGGATACAAAGACTTGAGCCAGACTTAAAAGATGGATCGTTCTTTTTTCCTTATCCTACTGATGAGAAGAGATTGACTTCTCATCAGAAAGATTATAAAAATAAGAAGCAGGAATTTTTGATCTCTAAAAAGATCATGCGAAAAGATGAGGAAGGCAAATTATATGATCTGGTTGATTGGGTGAAGAGGAACGAGTATCTTTTATTTCCTACAATACATCCTGACTTTTTGGATGCCCTTTCTCGAATATATGACATGGATGCTATGCCGCCCATCTCAAGAAGACGCGGCGCATTAGAACCCGAAGCAGAGGCAAGATACTAATGGCGAGAAGATTTCGTATAGGTGGAGCAAGAAAGCATCCGCCTAGAAGAGTTGCATATCGCATGACTAATGGTCAGAAGTTCTATGAAAAGTCCCCAAGGGCATTTCCATACGGAACAACGCCTTACGTTGAGCCATACTACTGGGTAGTGGGTTACGCACAATATGATGTACAAGGAGTTCAAGATTCTTGATGGAGTATTTTAAGTGGAAGTTGGAAGAGTCCGATATAAATTCTGATACTTGTTCTAGGTGCGGAGATTGTTGTTCTATTGAAATTAGACCAAAATGGAATACAGCAGATAGAAGATTCATGGATTTACTAGAAGTTATAGTAGATAAACATGATGACATAGAATTTGTTGGGGATGGCATTCGTATAACATGCTCGCACTTAAAAGATAGAAGATGTACAATTTATGAAAATAGACCGCAGTTGTGTCGAGATTTTAATTGTGTATCATGGGCTAAGGTAAGTGGTAAAATGGAACAATATAATAGGGTATTAGTTAATCTTGGTATAGAATAATGGAGAGGAGTTATTAATTATGGCAGTTACTATTGTTACAAGAGCAGGTAAAGGTTCTCCATTAACCCATAATGAAGTGGATGCTAATTTCAATAATTTGAATAGCGGAAAGGATGACACAATAAATAATCTTCCGCTAGATACCGTAATGAGTGAGAGCGCTGATTTTATTCCATTTTATGATACGGCTGCTACTGCCGTTAAAAAGATTACGCCAATAAATAGTGTGTTCTTCAATAGAACTATTATAATTAAAGTATTGCCAGATGCTATTCCAACATATGTTGGTAATGGAATTGCTGCGTTTACTATTCCATTGGCTTTAAATGGGCTTGTTTTGAGTGCTGTTGCTGGAGATTTGGGCGCTCATGTATATACAGCAGGAGTGACTGGGACTACTGACATAATGATTCATAATCTTACTCAGGCTGTAGATATGCTAACGACTGCCATTACTATAGATTCTGGAGAAACAGATTCTTCTACAGCCGTTACTGCACCAGTTGTTGATACGGCAAACAATGATGTAACCACTGCTGATGTAATTAGATTCGATATTGATGCTATATCTAGCGGAACAGCGGCCA